GTTATATCCCTTGATCCGGCCAAGCGGCTTTGCCGTTCGACCCTGAAAGGCCACGAGGTCGTGCCGCTTGAGGATGTGGTCGATCATGAAGACGGGATCGCCGCGAACCCCGAAATCCTTTCGGCACGGCTGCTGACGGGTCCTTCTGATCAGGGGCCGGTTTGGGTCTCCGGTGACGGAGCGCTCCTGATCGTCCACGGTGAACGCTTTGAGTTCAAAGGCACGAAGCAGAAGGCTGCAGTGCTTATGATGGCCGAGGCCTTCATCGCCGGGGAACACCGGCTCTCGACGGATGCGGTTCTAGAGGCGGCCGCTTGCGGTCGAACCGTTCGGAGACTGTCCGAGCTCTTCAAGGGACACCCCGCTTGGAAGCGGGTCATCTTCGAGAGCGGCGCGAGTTGCTGGATCGAAGGCTGAGCGCAAATCGGTGACGTGAAAGGCCGTCCTTCGGGGCGGCCTTTTTTCGTTTTCGGGCGCCTTGATTTGCATTCCTCCCATCTCTCCTCCTTGGCTCCTCCCGCTGCCCTCCTGGGCGCTCCCCCATCGTCCTTCGCAGGCATTCGGCCAATCGCGAAGGAGACGACGATGTCAGTCACGCATCTCAACCAGGTCGAGCTGGCGGCTCGATGGAAGATCAGCCCGCGCACGCTGGAGCGCTGGCGTTGGACCGGTGAGGGCCCCGCCTTCATCAAGATCGGCGGCCGGGTCGTGTACCGGCTCGAGGATGTCGAGGCCTACGAGGCCAACCGGCACTGCTCGAGCACGGCCGACAAGCCTGCCGTGAAGCTGGCGTGAGGGGGTGGCCATGACGATCCCCAACCACATCACCCTCGACGATCTGCCCACCCTGCCGGTCGGCGAGATCGCCGCTTTGCCGGGCGACCAGCTGGCGCTCCTGAAACAGGACGCCGACGAGCGGCTGCGCTCTGCGAAAATCCTCTGCGACTGGCTCGATGGCGCCATCGCGCTGAAATATGGCGACCAGGCGCAGGAGGCGCGCCACGCCGAGGGCAAGGACACCGGCACTGTCAGGATGCAGGACGGCCCGGTCACGGTGGTCGCGGAGCTCGCCAAGCGGGTCGATTGGGACCAGGCGACCCTCGCCAACCTGGTCGAGCGCATCCGGGCCGACGGCGCCGATCCCGCCGAGTACGTCGACATCGCGTTCAGCGTGCCCGAGCGCAAGTACACGGCCTGGCCCACGGACATCCGCCGGGAGTTCGAGCCCGCGCGCACGGTCCGGACGGCCAAGCCGAAGTTCCGGTTGCTGCTCGACGAGGAGGCGCGCTGATGGCCATCTCGCTCGCATCCCTGCAAACCTCGACGGCTCTGCGCCCGCCGCGCGTGCTGATCCACGGCGTCGCCGGCATCGGCAAGTCCACCTTCGCCGCGTCCGCCGACGCGCCGGTGTTCGTCCTCACCGAGGACGGTCTCGGCAAGCTGCAGGTGCCGCATTTCCCGCTGGCGACGACCTACGCGGAAGTCGCCGAGGCGCTCGACGCCCTGCTCGACGAGGACCACCCCTATTCGACGGTGGTCGTCGACAGCGTGGACTGGCTGGAGCCGCTGATCTGGGCGGAGGCCTGCCGGCGCAACGGCTGGCAGTCGATCGAAAGCCCCGGCTTCGGCAAGGGCTACGCCGAGGCGCTGACCATCTGGCGCGAATACATCGACAGGCTGAATGCGCTCCGCGACCGGAAGGGCATGGCGGTCATCCAGATCGCCCATACCGACATCAAGCGGTTCGACAGTCCAGAGCACGAACCCTACGACCGCTACGTGATCAAGCTGCAGGCCCGCGCCTCCGCGCTGCTGCAGGAGCACTCTGACGTGGTGCTCTTCGCCAACTACCGGATCTCGGTCAGCAAGTCCGACGTGGGCTTCAACAAGAAGGTGACCCGGGCGCTCGGGTCCGGTGCGCGCGTGATGCACACCGAGGAGCGCCCCGCCTTCCTCGCCAAGAACCGCTACGGCCTGCCAGAAACCCTCCCGCTCGAGTGGTCGGAGTTCCTGGCCGCAATGCCCCAATCCGCCTGATTACGACTGAAAGGACAGCACGATGGCACGTTTCGACACCGCCTTTGACGCCGCCGGCATCGAGCCCACCACCGCCTACGAGATCCTGCCCGCGGGCAAGTATCGCGCCCAGATCGTCGAGAGCGAGATGCGCGTCACGAAGAACGGGATGGGGAAGTATCTCTGGCTGATGCTCGACATNCTCGAGGGGCCGCAGCAGGGCCGCAAGGTCTTCGACCAGCTGAACCTGGTGAACGCCAANCCGACCACGGTNGAGATCGCGCAGCGCACGCTGTCGGCNATCTGCCACGCCACGGGCAAGCTGCAGGTGAACGACAGCGAGGAGCTGCACCTGATNCCGNTGACGATCCAGGTCGGCGTNAAGCCCCCGAAGGACGGCTACGGCGAGCGCAACACGATCCGCTACCTGGTGCCGGAGGCCCCGGCGCAGGCGACNTCGCCCAGGCCCGCCGCGACGCAGTCGGCCAGCGCGCCCCCGCAGTCGGCGCCCGCCCGCCCGGCCACCGCACCCTGGAACCGCAAGAGCTGACGCCCTCGGCCGCCGCGGGCTGAGACTCGGCTCGCGGCCAGGACATCGCCAGACCCGAGAGACAGATCATGACCAACATCACCGACGCGGCCTGCGCGGCCGCGAACGCCCCCGGCTTGCCCGACGACACCCGGCGCCTGATCGAGATCGAGGACGCCATCGCGAAGATCCGCACGCAGATTGCGACCGCCGATCTGACGCGGCAGCGGACGGCGAAGCCGATCGACCCCGACTGGTTTCACCGCGCGCGCACGGCGCTGCGTCACCTCAACCGCGAGCGCGCCGAACTCGTCGCCCGTCAGGGCGGCCGTCGCCGGCGCGAACGGCTCAAGGACATGATCATCGCCGTCCTGCGCGAACGCCATGACAGCGCCGCCTGGACTGCGGTGCTGGCGGAGGCGCGGGTGCGGCTCGAGCGGGAGGAGGCATGCTGATGGCCGATCTCCCCGAACCCCCGACGCAGACCCTCTCCGCGATCTACGCCTCCTTCGAGGCGCGGCAGGGCGACGGCTTCCGCGACCACCTCGGCGCCTCACTGATCGGCAAGTCCTGCGCCCGCGCGCTCTGGTATGACTTCCGCTGGGCGACGCCCGCGCGGCATACGGGCCGCATCCTGCGGCTGTTCGAGACCGGCCAGCTGGAAGAGGCCCGGCTCGTCCGCGACCTGCGCGCCACCGGCGCGACGGTGCTGGAGGTCGATCCCGAGACCGGGCGCCAGTTCCGCGTCGAGGCGCATGGCGGGCATTTCGGCGGCTCGCTCGACGCGGTCGCCCTCGGGCTGCTCGAGGCACCTAAGACCTGGCACGTCGTCGAGTTCAAGACGCATTCCGCGAAGAGCTTCGCCGAGCTCGTCGGCAAGGGCGTCGCGCTCGCCAAGCCCCAGCACGCCGCGCAGATGCAGGTGTACATGCACCTGACGGGCATCACGCGGGCGCTCTACGTCGCGGTCTGCAAGGACACCGACGCGCTGCACATCGAACGTGTCCCGGCCGACCCCGAGATGGGCGAGCGCCTGCTGGATAAGGCGCGGCGGATCATCTTCGCCCAGCATCCGCCAGAGCGGATCAGCGCGGATCCCGCCTGGTTCGAGTGCCGGTTCTGCGACCACCACGGGCTCTGCCACGGTGAGGACGCCGCGGCCGTCACCTGCCGGTCCTGCCTGCATTCCACGCCCATCGAAGGCGGCTGGCATTGTGCGCGCCACGACCGGCTGCTCGACCCGGCCGACCAGCGCCGCGCGTGCCCCCGACACCTGTTCATCCCCGATCTCGTCCCCGGCGAGGTGAGCGACGCAGGCGAGGACTTCGTCTCCTACCGCATGCGCGACGGCTCGGTCTGGACCAACGACGCCCGCGAGAAGGAGGCCGCCGCATGCTGACCCTGCGCCCCTACCAGCAGGCCGCGATCACCTCGATCTATGGCTATTTCGAGAAGGAGAGCGGCAACCCGCTCGTCGTGATCCCCACGGCCGGCGGCAAGAGCCTCGTCATGGCCGCCTTCATCGACGGCGTGCTCAAGGCCTGGCCGGACCAGCGCGTGCTCGTCGTCACCCATGTCCGCGAGCTGATCGCGCAGAACCATGCCGAGATGCTGGGGCTCTGGCCCGAGGCGCCCGCGGGCATCTACTCGGCCGGGCTCGGCCGCCGTGATGCGCGGGCTCGGATCCTCTTCGCCGGCATCCAGTCGATCCACGACAAGGCGACGCGCATCGGCCATGCCGATCTGGTGCTGATCGACGAGGCCCATCTGATCCCCGGGCGGTCGAACACCATGTATCGCCGCTTCCTCAGGGCTATCTCTCCCCGCTCATCTCGAAGCAGACGAAGACCCGCCTCGACGTGACGGGCGTGGGATCGCGAGGCGGCGAGTTCATCGCGCGCGACCTCGAGGACGCGGTCGACCAGGACGCCATCACGCGCGCCGCTGTGGCCGAGGTGATCGCCCATGGCGAGACGCGCCGGTCCTGGCTCGCCTTCTGTTCGGGCGTGCGCCACGCCATCCATGTCGCCGAGGAGTTCCGTCGACGCGGGGTGAGCTGCGCGACCATCTTCGGCAAGACGCCCAAGGACGAGCGTGACGCGATCATCGCCGCCTTCAAGCGCGGAGAGATCAGGGCGCTGGCCTCGATGGGCGTGCTCACGACCGGCTTCAACGCACCGGCCGTGGACCTGATCGCCATGCTGCGGCCCACGAAGTCGGCCGGGCTCTACGTCCAGATGGCAGGACGCGGCACGCGGCTCGCCGAGGGCAAGGAGAACTGCCTCGTTCTCGATTTCGCGGGG